GTTTCATCCGTCGCTCAAGATCGTTAAAAACGATGAATAACCATTGATAGCAGAAATCCGCGCGACTGACGTTTAGGGGTCTCGCGGATTTTTGGTTATGCAAGCTGTTGTAAGTGCAGTAAAGACAGCCAGAATCCGCCAAGAATCAGTTTTGTCGGTTCTTCTGGTTGGACCCAAGCATGATTTATGCCCTCAAGGTGCCGGTCGTACGGGCGATTGAATTATCAATCAGATTCTGCGGATCCGAATGCTTCAGTCCGAAGACAGGCAGACAACCCCTATCCAGCGCACATTCGATAAACGCATGGTCGAATATCAGACAAATCCGCGGTATCTCCGTGAATTGGATTCCTGAAGCAAACAGACTAAAAGCAAACTGCCTTACAAACCCACATCCCACTTGTGCGTCGACAGACACTCCCCCGACCTTTCTTCCCTAAGAAAACGGCCATTACACAGCAGCAGATGTTTATCGTGAGTCACTGTTCCCAGTAACAAAATCACATCACTACTCAAAAAACCTTTCTCTTCCACAAAATCAAGCACTGACAATACTTCCGAAGAGGAGTCACGCTTCGATTGCTGGAATTCAGAATATCTTCAATCCAGCAATCGAAGCACCCCGTCTTCCCTTCTCTTCTATTTCTTGCCAGAAGGCCGATGCTGCCAAAGATGTCCGACCTCTTGCGTAGGCGGAAGCCTGTCACCTGCATCAATATGTACGATGCGAGGATCATGCACCCTTCCTCCTCGCGGTCCAACTTCTATATATGTTCCCGGTCGGTGGTTATCTTCACCTGGCTTGAAATTTGCTGCCATTGACAGCTCCTTGGGGCTGCGGACATTTTCTTGGAGATAATCACGCAGCCATTCCTTGGCTTTGACGGTATTGTACCGGGCTCATCCAACCAAGCGACTGTTTGATGCGCTCGTGGTTGTACCAGCGTATGTACTCATCGACCAAGGCGAGCACCTCGTTGCGGGTGTGTTCCTCCCACTTCTCGGGGTAGACCGCCTCGGTCTTCATCCTGCCGAAGAATCCCTCCGCGGCCGCGTTGTCCGGCGAACAGCCCTTCGCGCTCATGGAGCGCGTCAGCCCGAAGCGTTCCATGAGCCCGAGCCATCCGGGCCACCGGTAATGGCATCCACGGTCGGAATGCACCAGGGGACGCGCGTTCCCTGGCAGCGTCGAGGCCGCTTTCTCCAGCATCCGGTTGGCCAGCTCCGCGTTGGGGCTGAAGCCGGCGGTGTATGCGACGATCTTGCCATCGAAGCAGTCGATCATCGGCGAGAGGTACACCTTCCCGTCCCTGGCCTTGATCTCGCTGATGTCCGTCAGCCACTTCTCGTTCGGACGCTCGGCCGTGAAGTCCCGGTCGACGAGATTGGCGGGAGCCGGCGTCGTCTCGCCCTCGTAGGAACTATACCTGCGTCGCTTGGGCACGTGCGCCACGAGCCCTTCCTCCGCCATGATCCTGCGGACCACCTTCTCCGATACGCCGGTCTTGAGCACCGCCTTGATCCTGCGGTACCCGTACCTGCCCTTGGAATCGGCGAACGCCCCGGCCACCTCTGCCCTGAGTCCGGCGTACTTGTCAACGCCGAGCCGGGCGTGGTGGTAGTGGTAGCTGCTGGGCGCGATGGCGAGCAAGCATGTCATCGAGCTGAGCGAATACGCCGGCCTCAACCGGTCGATCAACAGGGTCTTCTCCCTGTTCGACAGGCGCCGCAGGTCGGCGCCGGGGTCTTTTTTTACGACCTCCACCACCTCCCGCATCAACGCGTTCTCCAGCTCCAGTTCCTCGACCCTGCGGCGCAAAGCCTCCGCGTCATCATCATCGGCTGCGGACGGCCAGCGACGGGAGCCAGCGGGCTTATTGCCCTGCGCGGAGTTCCTGTTTTTGGGCTGCAACGCGGCCATGCCGCCCTTGCGGTACGCCCTGACCCAGCCATGCACCGCGCCGACGCTCACGCCGAGCTGTTTGGCGGCCTGCTTCTGCTGCATGCCGCCCAGCACCAGCTCGACTGCCCTTCGCCTGGTCTCCAGTGGGATGATGGGTTTGGCCATATGGCCAGCATACCGGGAATCCATCGCCAGCCAACGCTCCAGACACTGCCTGGTCGGATAACCCAGATGCTCCACCACCTGGGCCGTCGTCATCGGCGTGGTGAAATACAACTCCACCGCACGCTCTCGTTCCTCAAGACTGAACATACGAAAATCTTTCCGTTCGGTCTCCAAGAAAACGTCCGCAGCCCCTAGTGCCCGAGTTTTTGCGCACTTTGGTCTTCGCCCGTCCCCGTGGCGATGATCAGTTCGCTGACTGTACGTTCTCACCGAGCCTTGACATGTCGAGGTAGCGTCGCGTCGACCACTCGCTGGAAGTTACGTAGCGGACTCTCGCGCAGATGAGCATCAACGCGCTGCGCCCGTCCGGGAAGCTGCCGACCACGCGCGTGCGCCGGCGGATCTCGCGGTTCAGCCGTTCGATCATGTTGTTCGTTCGGATGCGGCGGCGATGCTCGCGGGGGTAGTCGTCGAGCAGGTAGGTCGTGGTCTCGCCGATGCCCTCCCTGAGGCATTTGGCGGCCTCCCTCAGTTTCCGCGCCTCCATGTCCTTGGCGACGGATTCCGCCTTCTCCAGCGCCTTGTCCCTCGATTCCATGGAGAATATGGCCTTCAGCGCGTCGGCGGCCCAGTCCCTGTTTTTGGGGTTGACCTTGGCGAGGATGTTGCGTTCGAAGTGGACCATGCACCGCTGGTAGCGGGCGCCGGGCAGCAATTCGTTCACAGCCGCCACCAGTCCGGCGCACCGGTCGCCCGTCACCAGCCTCACGCCCTTGAGGCCGCGCGCGAGCATGCCTTTGATGAATTCGCGCCAGCTTTCCGAGTCCTCCTTCATGCCCTCGGCCACCGAAAGCACCTCGCGCCGCCCGTCCATACCGACGCCGACGGCCACCAGGATGCTCACGTTCTCCACGGACCCGCCCCAGCACCTTTTGTGCCACACGCCGTCCATGAACAGGTACGGGTAATCCTGTTCGAGGGGCCTGCCACGCCATTCGTCGATGTCGGCGTATACCTTCTTGAGCTTGTCGCTCAGGGTCTGCGAGGGCATGCGGTCGCCCCACAGCAGCTGGCTGACATCGTCGACCTGCCGGGTGGAGACGCCGGCCAAATACATGTCGATCAGCGCCTCCTCGACGCTCTCCTCGCGCCGACGGTATCGTTCGATCACCGCCGACTCGAACACCGCCCCTTTCAGTTTCGGCACCTTGAGACTCATCTTGCCGGCCTTGACGGTCAGGTCGCGCTCGTAGTGGCCGGCCCGGTAGGCCTTCCGCTCCCCGCTGCGCTCGTAGCGCGCGGCGCCGGTGATCTCGTCGGCCTCCGCGTCGAGCATCGCGTTCAGGGTCTCCTCGACGCTTTTGCGGACCATCCGGTCCAGGGTGGTCTCCAACATGGCCTGGTCGACCTGTAGAATCTGCTGTGACATGGCTTCGTGCCCTCGTTTCCAATCGCGGTTTGTTTTGTTTGGCGACAGAAAATCGTACACAGGACACGGGCCATGTCTCTATCTCAGGCCCTCAACCAATTTGCGCAAAATCTCGGGCGTTATCCTCTCCTATGACTCGTTCCAGCAATCTGGCCTGTCGCGCCGCCTTGAGCTTCGCCGCCTGCCTGCGTCTGCATCGGCGGTTCCACTTGAACTTGACCGCCACGGGGGCGTCGCCGCAAACGGCTTCGAAACATTTCGGGCATTGGAGGAACGCCTGCCCTTCCACGACGTTTTGCTTGACCTCCGGGGCGATATGGCATTTCGGGCATTCCTCCAGCGGCTCGGCTATGACGTCAAGCGTGTTCCTGACCAGTATTTCCCATCGGCTGATGGCCTCACGCTCGCTTCTCGGGCCACCGGTGGCGCCGAAGAACCCGTAGCCACATACGGAACACCTGCATCCCCGGAAGTCGTCTTGACCCGCGTAACCGCCAATCGTGTACATATCAATCACCGCCTCGGCATGGCCGTTGCATACCGGGCAGGGCAGCGGTTCGGGCAGGGGCTCCTCATGCTGGCGGGCCTTTCCGTCACGCTTCCACCACACCATCACGCCTCCTCCTTGCCGGCGAGCGCTATGAATGAGTCAGGGAGCATTGTCATCGGTTCAACACGCAGACAATCCGCATAAACGGCAATCTGACCAATGGAAATGGAGGCTTTCCCGCTGAGCTGTCGGCGAAGGGTCACATAGGGTGTCCCTGATTGGTCGGAAAGCCACTTAACGGAGCGCTTCGCGGCTTCCAGCGCGGCTGTGATTTTATTTGCCACCTGTTTTGTGGTGCTTTCTTGATTAACCATATGGTTAATGTAAGCACCATTTGGATGGTTAGTCAAGTTAGTTTTTAATATATATATGGTTAATTCTCTCCCCGATATGTGTTATTATTTATCCCATGACCGAATATGGAGATCAATTTGCCGAAGCCATCGCAGAAGAGCTTCGAGCCCAAAAAGCCCGCATGGGGAAAACCAACGATGACATTGCAGAAGAAGTCGGGCTGAGTCCCGTCACCGTTCTTCGCTATCTAAAAGGACAAAGACAAATTCCCATCGATGTGTTTGGAGATCTATGCAAAGCGCTCGGAGCAAACGCCGCCGACATGACCCGCATCGCCTACGAGAAAGCGCAAACGGCATCGCGGATAGCGGAGACAAAACGTCTGGCACACAAGAGCGATGTCAGCCTTGCGGCTTACGGAGCAGAGGGAAAGGACTATTACATGAACCACGATGGAGAAGCATCGGCATGAAACGCCTTATTCCGTTCGACACGCACATGAACTATGGCCCCATGCGCATGGCGATTTATTCGAGCGGAATAGATGTCACCGTAGAAAGCGACATCTTAGACAATATGTGGGGTTGCTACTCAGAAGCAAACCGCGTCATTCTCATAGACAGAAGACTTACATACACCGCAAAAAAATGCGTGCTCATACACGAACTCGTCCATTGGCTGCACGCCGACTACCAATGCGGAATGCACGAGCAACGTACCAGATTGGAGGCCGCGCGGCTCCTAGTAGATTCGCAAAAATACCGTCAAGCAGAACAAACATACGAAGGAGCGCCTTGGCTCATAGCCTCGGAGCTCGACCTGACCATACAAACCATCACCGATTATCAGCAATGCCTACATGACTTTGCAGTAATCGCGCCTGAGAGGAGGTGTCTGATTGGAACACAAGCATGATGGAGTAATAAGGACTGTCGTTCCCCTCGCTGAACAGTTTCTTTTCGACTCGGGCCAGTGCGTTCCGGCCGGCGTGGCGCACCAGCTCTCCATAGACCATCTTCCTCGCGTCGAACTCGAACAGAACCACATCGCCATGGAATATCCCGACATGCGGTTTGGCGGAAGAGCCCTTGGGCGTCGGAATCATATCCAAGGACACCTCGACGTCCATGAAGCTCCTTCCGGACAGCAGGCTGTCCACCATCGCATTAGGCTGCTTGTAATCGTTGACCTTGATAGAATCGACATTGTCCACGCTATCCCATTTGCCGGCACCGATCATAGACGCTATGGTTTGTTCGCTGCGGCTTCTTCGCGTGGAGGGAGCGAGAGCCTTGATCGATTTGATGGTCGGTTCGTACCATATCGCCGTTGCCATGCCACACAAACTGCAAGATGGCGAATACGGCAATCGTTATGAGGCAAAACGCCACTATGCCAAGAGCGGCAATGTTCTTGAGATTCTCGATCCACCAATTGTGCTGTTTCTCCGGATCTATTCCCTGAGTCTTTGGCACATTTTCAATGGTCTTGCGTCTATTGCCATCGCCTTCAGAGACATCCTCGGAAGAAGGACCTCCTGGGAAAGGAATGTCCTCATCCGCGTCATCGGGGACAACCGTGTTCTCGTTATTCTCGCACATCGGTCACATTCCCAGCAGATTGTCGAAAGTGTGATCGTTCGCCATGGCGCGGTTGCTGATGAACGTCTTATGCCCGGCCACAGCCTGAGACCATGCGGAATTAGGACGATGCGTGACGCGGGAAAGTTTGACGGCGGACAAGTCGCCCATATTCTCCCATACAAGATTCAAGGCCTTACGCAGGGAAGGACTGCTGGACTCATCCACAGCAGTGACTTTGCCCAAAGCATCCTGAGCATACCTATTAATCGGCTTGCCACCGAATCCTTTGAACTCGTCGTAGACGCTGCGGCAAACGGGCCCATACTGCCAAGGCTGGAACGATTCGGTGAGCAGTCTGCGGCCCGTGTATCTCTGGTACAAGCATGTGACGAAAAACAGAAGCTTCTGGAGTTTCATGGGGGTGACGTGTTCGCCTGTGCCGAATGCGCGGCGCAGGATGCTGTTAGCCACCGTGGTCGGCGTGAGACCTGCCCCGATCATCTTTGGCTCGTCCTGAATATCTCCCATGTTTCCAATTCTAAGATGGGGGAGGACTGAGCCATGGCGAACGTCACCAGATACAAGACCAGCAAGGGTGAGACTCGGTATCGAGTACGATACCGCAAGCCGGACGGCACGCAGACCGACAAGCGCGGATTCAAGCGCAAGATAGACGCGGAAAATTGGGCGGCGAAACGAGTCACCGTCGCCAAGGCCGAAGGCACGTACATCGATCCCGCAGCGGGGAAGACAACAGTGGGGGAGTTCGAGTCCCACCGGAGGCACCTTCGCTAGACTGTGGAAAATAGCCGTTTTGCCTTGCGAGAGTAGGGCTGAGCGGCTTTTTCTATTCCCGGTGATTCCCTCGTATTCCCTCGGTTTCCCGGAATAATGTGGGCAAAATGTGGGCAAAAATCGAGCCACGCCTAGCTGCTGTAACAACGAAAAAACCGGCCCCGCCGGCCGCAGTCAAGCTCTGTGCGAGCTGTCTGCGGTGCCGGGCGGGGCCGAACTGTGTGGTGGTTATGCGGCGCGGTCGAGGCGTTGTTTGATGGCGCTGACGCCGATGAGCGCGCCGGCGAGGATGCCGAGCGCGTTGAGCGTGGTCACTATCGCGTCCACGTGAGGCCAGCCCCATGCGGGGCCGACCGTGTTGACGAACAGGGCGAGTGCGGGCAGGACGATGAGGCCGAGCCATTTGAGGATGTCGTAGACGCGGCTGGGGATGAGCCAGTCGGGCACGTCATGGGTGACGTCGGCCGTCTCGGGCCAGTCGCTCACATCGACGCCGGGAAGCGTTTCGCCGGTGTCGGTCGTGTTTTTGCTGTCGGTCATGTTTTACTCCGATCAAAAAAATGGTGGTGATGCCGCCATCAGGGGAGTGACGGCGGCATCGGTTGAATCTCAGCGGCAGGTCACCACGTCACCGGGGTAGTAGACGTTGATGTTGCCGGAGGGTACCGAACACTGGGAGACGTTGTAGCCGTGCGCGGTGGCGAAATCCCACACGGTGTCGCCGTACTGGAGGGTCTTGGAAACCCCGTTGGACGGCGCGGCCGTGGTGGTGCCGCCGCCGTAGGTTACGACGTCGCCCACGTAGTAGCGGTTGATGTCACCGCTGGGCGTATGCCACGCGGACAGGGGCCAAGCATCATAGGCGACGGCGAGTCCCCAGATGGTTTCTCCCCATTGCATGACGTGGCTGATGCCACCCGTGTTGGTGTTGGCCGGGGGAGTGCTCGGCTGCACGGGCGCGGGCGTTGCCGGGGCCGGGGCTGTGGAGCCGGTGGGGTTGGCGTACAGGTCCCACTGCCAGCCTTCGCCACGGAAGATGTTGAGGTCGATGGGACTCCACGTGTTGACCACGCCGGTGCCGCTGTATTGGCGCATGGCCTCGCCGTATGCGCCTATCATCCACGGATTGGCCTGATAGCCGGTCGGGCTCATGTTCGCGTATTGGGCGATCCACAAACCGTATCGGTCGCGGATGTCCTGCGGGATGGTGCCGGCGACCGGGCCGGTGTACAGCAATGGGCGCACGCCGCCCGAAAGCCGTTCGCACTCATTCATGAATCGGCGTACCCAGTCCCAATCGCCCCATGCGGGGTTGTCGGCCATCTCCCAGTCGAGCGCCACGATGCCGTGACGCCAATAGTTGCTGGTGTTGCGATAGAAGAATTGGGCTTCCGCCTCCGGGTTGCCGCCCATCGCGTAATGGTAGAGGCCGAACTTCTTGCCGCTGGCCTGTGCCTGGGCGATCATGCGGTTGGCGTCGGTGTTGACGCCGGACACCAAGCAGTTGTTATACACCTGTCCCGTGCCCCATGTGGTGCCGACCACCACGAAGTCGGCCTGCGTGTTGGCGATGTCGATGCCGCACTGCCAGTTGGACACGTCGATGCCCTGCATGTCCGCGTGCGCGGTCGCCGGGAGCAGCATCATGCACACGGCGGCGGCCAGTGCCGTGACCTTGGCGAACAGGCGCTTATGCCACGGCTTCGGCTTGCCCTTGTTATTGACCAATGTTTTCCCCTTTCTCGGGATGGATTGTTGTTTGTGGCCCACGGTCGTGGGTCAGGATTATCGGGGCGCTATCGGCGCGGATTGGATGTCATTGTTGAGCGATGTCCCGTGCCCATTGCCGCCAAGGCTGTGGTAGCTGTCGTAAAGCCTCTGACTGCGTGCTTTGAGGTCCTCGTCCGCCACCCCGTCGTGCTCGATGACCATTTCGCGGCGCAGGTCCTCCAACTGGCACAGCAGGAGCTCGCGCAGGCCGTTGACCATGGCTTTGCCCCATCGCCACATCAGGCCCAAAACCGTGGCCACGCCGCCACAGATAAAAGGCACGAGCCAATCGACGACGTGAGTGAGCAAAGACATGGAAAAGCTCCTTTACGGTGGGTAAAACCCACACGTTCGTCCCCGTTGGATAGGCCAACGGGCGTGTGGGTTTTGGAGGTTGAAAATGCTGTTACAAGAGTTTTGGACCAACCGGTTTTGGCCGCATTGCACGCGGAATCTGCGTGAGAGCACGCGCGTGGGCTACGAGTCCGCGTGGCGGCTGCATGTCATGCCATGCTTCGGCGGCATGGGTATGGACGCGATAAGCGTGGAACTGGTCGACAAATGGCTCGCAGGTTTCGACAGCGCGGGCGCAGCACGCAAGGCGTGGAGCGTACTACGCGCGATACTGAGGCGGGCTATCCGCTGGAATCTCTTGGACGTGGACATCACCAGACGCGACATCCAACTCCCCGCCAAAACTCATTACGAGCCGACCATATTGACCCTCCGTCAGCAGCGTGCACTGTTGCAGGGCTTTTACGGGCATCCGCTTGAGGCGTGGCTGATCTGCGCCGTCTCATGCGGGCTCCGCACCGAGGAAGGGTATGGGCTGGAGTGGGGCGACATCGACCTGCGCTCAGGTGTCCTGCACGTGGAGCGTGGCCTGCAATGGGTGGGCGGGCATGAGGCCGTCGTGCCGCCGAAAACCGAACTGTCCCGCCGCACACTCCCGTTGCCACGCTTCGCCGTCAAACGATTGCGCGAAATCAAGCCACGCGAGGGAGGCCGACTCATCGGCACCCTCACCCCGCCGCAAGCCGCACGCCAATACAAGGCCTACTGCAAGCGGCATGATCTGCCGCATGTGCCCGCACGCAACCTGCGCCACTCATGGGCGACGAACACTCTGGCGGCGGGAGCGGATATCGCCATCGTGTCGAAAATGCTCGGCCACAGCGATATCAAAACCACCGCGAAGTACTACCTCAAACCGGATATCACGGCTTTGCGAGACGCGCAACGCCTCTGGGAACGAGCCCTAATAGCCTGAACGGGATTCCCTAACCCGCACCGATGTCACGACCCTCATCAGTGGCAATTACGGCACCGTTAAGGGCTATAGGTCCGGGCCGATGGTGACGTTGCGAATCGACTGGAAGTTGTCGGCCTCCGGCTCGTGGAACAGCGGCACGTTCGGCACTCTGCCCGAAGGATGGCGTCCCCCGATGGACTTGAACTTCTCCTACGGCGGACGCGACGGGGCCAACCAGAAGACCATCGACGTGAACGCCAACGGCACCATGACCTACGCCAACCAGGGTGGCACGCAGGGCACGAACGCGTTCGGCATGACCGTCTCATACGCGCTATGACCCGTGGGGTCACTGCAAGACAGTGCAACCGCCTGAGCCAGTGTCCCGAAGCTATGCGGCGGGCATCGGGTCGGCGGTCCTCCATACGCCGGTGCATCCCGCGTACGCGCTGTTCGGATTGCCGAGCATGACCACACGGCCCGTATGCTCGCCGTAGAGGATGAACGTGGTGTTTCCGCCGAACACGGCGATGGGAACGTTCGACTTTTCCGCTGGACGATACCCCTCGGGTATGGTTTCCTGCGCCTGTACGTAATTGTTTTCGCCGCTCTGATTGAATTTCACGTTGCCGCCCATGAAGCAGATACTCCCCACGCGGGTCAGTGTAATACTGTTGCTGCTGTAGGGTACTCGCCATGTCGTGGAACGCTGGGCTAGGGAAAGCTATGACTGCTGCTTGAATGCCACCCAGTAAACGCGCACGGGTTGCGAATCATTCACCCACTCGTGATTATCCGCACGGCGAATACGGAAACGCAATCTGCTGTCGGTCATGTCCCAAAAGAACGCTTCGAAAACCCTTCCCGCGGCATCCGACATACCGTTCGGGCACAGCTGGCACAATACGAAAACGCCATCGGTCGTTCGGAATGGATTATCGGCCGTCACCATGCCTTCGCGGTCGGTGGCGGTATTAATCAATCCGCAATGGGGTAGGGAAAGCTACGCGGTAATCCAACAGCCGGATATACCGACGAATCGGCCGGTATATCCGGTGCCGTTCAACACCATTTTCCCCGCCGGCGTGCCGTAAAGGTAGAAACTGGTCGCGCCGCTGTTGTCGGTGCCGCGCATGACCGCGCGGGAATCGCCGGACGGTCTGAAACCCTCCGGGATTGTCTCGGTGATGGATGTGTTGCCGACCTGATTGAAATTGCTTGTCAGCGTGATATACGCGCAGGCGGTGACAATACGGCCGACACGAACCAGAGTGATATACCTGTCGGAATACGGCATCCTGACTTGGCCCGTGACAGGGGTTAGGGAATCCCACACGTCGCTCATCGGCTTCAACACGTTGAACAATGCGACTGGTGTGCCGATGGTGATGCCGTCCAGCGGGATGCGGTACAAGGGCATGTCGTAGGTGGTGCCCCCGTCCAACGGGCTGGTCGTGTTCACGGCGGGGTCGGTGGGCGTGCCCGTGGTGGGCGCGCCCCTGACCACCACCAGTTTCGCGCTCTCGATGTTCTGCGAGCCCTTCGCATAGCGGCATACGATCAGGTCGTTGCGTTTCTGACCCTGCGACCCGTTGGTGACGATCAGGTCCTCGGGCGTGCCTTGGCTGACGTGACGGCCCTGCATGACCAGCTCGCCCGTGCCGATGGTCACCTTGTTCGCGCTGACTACCGTGATTTCGAACTTGTCGTGCACGTTCAGGACATAATCATCCAAGCCGAGAATGCCGGCGTTCAATCCCGCCGCCTGCTCCGCTGTCGCGTGCGCCTTGCCCGCATGACCGGTGACGAGTTCAACCATTCCGCTTGCCTCCGTTCTGCATCCAACTGTCGAAACTGTTGTCGAAGTCCTTGAGCTTGTTCACATAGTCCGCGTAATCCTGATCGCAAAACAGGTAGTCGTGGACCGTGCCGGAGGAGTCCAACCGGTTGACGTTGTACCACGTCTTGATATCCGGATCGTCCAAGTCCTTGTACCATTTGTTTCTGCCGCAACGGTCGCATTGCATGACCGTCGCATTGTCGATACGCGCCATAATGGCCCCCTTCCTAATCGGCCTCGTAATCGACGGACAAGACGCCGCCCGAGACCTTGACGATTTTCTTGGTTATCGAAGCGTTGACGGTGATGCCGGTGAGATTATCCCTTGCGGTCACGGTGTCGCCCACGTCGAACACCACGTTCGCGTCATCACGGACGGTGACCTTCACGTCACCCTCGGATTGCAGTTCCTGCAACTTCTCACGTGTCTTCTGATTCAGCTCGGCGGTTTCGGCGTTGCTGTAGTCGTAGACCTGCGTTATCTCGTCCACGCCCTTGAGCGACTGGGATTGGCTGACATTGCCTTTGGCGTCCGCATACCAGTGGACGACCACGCGGGCCGCCAAATCGCCCTTGCCCAGGCCGATGAGATGGTTCGGTTTCCTCCACGTGCGCGTCGCGTCGAAATCGATGAGGTCGCTGTCAATCGAGTCGCCGTAATGCGCGACCGGTTCGGCCCAGATGTTGACCTGGCCGGACGTATAGGCGAGCCTGAGTTTCAGTCCGTTGGCCTCGCACATCTTCCTCAAACCCGTATAGCAGTCCGTGTACCGGTCGA